CAGTTCAAGAAGAAGATTTCTTTGCTGATCCAAAGCAAGCGGTAGCACGAACTGTAGAGCAGCACCCAGCAGTACTTGAAGCTAAACAAGCAGCACTCGAACTAAAGAGAATGCAGACTGCCCAGAAGTTGCAGTCAAAGCATCCAGACTTCATGGACATAGCGCAAAACGCAGAATTCCATGAGTGGGTCAAAGCAAGCCCGATTCGTGTCGATTTGTTTACTAAAGCTGACGCTGAGTTTGACTTCCCAGCGGCTGATGAATTACTTAGTACCTACAAGGCTATTAAAGGCGTTCAAACAGTCGAGAAGAAGACCCAAGCAGCAGAAACACAAGCTAAAGCTCAAGAAACTGCATTAAGAGCTGCAGCAGTTGATACCGGAGGCACTGGTGAAAGTAGTAGGAAGATTTATCGCAGAACTGACCTTATCAAATTGAAAATAACAGACCCAGATCGTTATATGGCACTACAGGATGAAATCCTAGCCGCATACGCTGAAGGGCGAGTAAAGTAACTTATTAATTTAGGAGATTTATAAAATGGCAACAGCAGCATTTCCCGGCGGTAGTAGTTCTATCGTCAACAAGACAAATGCAGACAAGTTTATTCCAGAGATTTGGAGTGACGAAGTAGTAGCTGCATACAAGAAGAACCTCGTATTGGCTAACTTGGTTAACAAGATGTCTATGCGTGGCAAGAAGGGCGACACTCTTCATATTCCAAAACCAACCCGTGGCACTGCAACTGCTAAAGCTGCAAACACCACTGTAACCATCCAAGCTGACACCGAGAGCGAAGTATTGGTCTCGATCAACAAGCACTTCGAGTATTCACGCTTCATCGAAGACATCGTTGAGACTCAAGCATTGGCATCACTCCGTCGTTTCTACACGGATGACGCTGGTTACGCTTTGGCTAAGAAAGTTGACGACGAGTTGTTCGCTTTAGGTAAGACCTTTGGTGACGACAACGGCGACGGCACTGACTGGGTTCACAGCAATGCCTACTTTATCGACAGCTCCACTGGCTTAACCGCTTACGCTGTTGACACTGTACAAACTGGCGATGTATTCACCGACGCTGGTTTCCGTGCTTTGATCAAGCTCATGGACGACGCTGATGCTCCAATGGACGGTCGCTTCTTTGCGATTCCTCCTTCGTTGCGTCAAGCAATCATGGGTATCGATCGTTACAATAGCTCTGACTTCGTTGACGGTCGTGGTGTTCAGAACGGTCAAATCGGTACACTCTACGGTATCGACATTTTCGTAACGAGCAACGCTCCTACGATTGAGACCGCCGCTGAGAACTCCGCTGGCGACGCAATCAAAGCTGCAATCTTGGCTCATCGTGATACGATGGTTCTTGCTGAGCAATTAGGTGTTCGCTCACAAGTGCAATATAAACAGGAGTACCTCTCCACTCTCTATACAGCCGATACTTTGTTTGGTATCAAAACTGTACGCCCTGAGACTGGTTTCGTACTGGCTGTTAATGCCTAATTAGGCTAAAAGACTCCCAGCTTCGGCTGGGGGTTTTCTTAAATACATTCACTGAGTGTCTTTAAGGAAATCAAGTCTAGGAAGGTAGGGTAAATCTATCGCTATTTATCGTGGTCCCGGTGGTCCGGGCGATGCTGTAAATGACGCAGCAAGTGAAGTATTACTAGCATTAGCAGCCAAGGACGCTGCGATCGCTGCACAGGTTGCTGCCGAGGCTGCTCAAGCTGCTGCTGAGTTAGCTGAGACAAATGCTGAAACAGCAGAGACTAACGCAGAGACTGCTGAGACTAACGCAGAGACAGCAGAGACCAACGCTGAGACTGCTGCAACCGCTGCTGCTGCTTCTGCATCGGCTGCGTCTACTTCAGCCACTAATGCTGCTAGTTCCGCTAGTGCGGCTTCTACATCTGCTACGAATGCAGCCTCCAGTGCTTCTTCTGCATCGACTTCAGCCAGTAATGCTGCTTCGTCTGCCTCCAGTGCATCGTCTTCTGCGTCTACGGCTACGACTCAGGCAACAAACGCAAGCAATTCTGCTACTGCTGCAGCAAACTCAGCCACTGCCGCTGCTAACAGCGCTACGGCTGCAGCGAACTCCGCTACTGCTGCGGCAAACAGTGCAACGGCAGCTCAGACTGCAGAGACCAATGCAGAAACAGCCGAGACAAACGCTGCTGCTAGTGCCAGTGCTGCTGCTACATCGGCAAGCAATGCTGCTTCATCAGCCTCTTCTGCCAGCACCTCAGCTTCCAACGCTGCGTCGAGTGCGTCTGCAGCAAGTACTTCAGCAAGCAATGCAGCAAGTTCTGCAACGAGTGCTTCTAACTCTGCTTCTACGGCTACCACGCAAGCAACGAATGCAAGTAACTCAGCTAGTGCTGCTGCTACGAGTGCTACAAATGCAAGCAATAGTGCTTCTGCGGCAGCGACATCAGCAACTAATGCCAGTAACTCTGCTACATTAGCTCAAGACTGGGCTACTAAGACTACTGGTGCTGTAGATGGTTCAGAGTATTCTGCTAAGTATTATGCGAATCAAGCAGCAACAACGCTTGCTAGTTCACTCCTTAAAGCTAACAACTTATCTGATTTAACCAACGCAGCAACAGCTAGAACCAATCTTGGCTTAGGTACAATTGCTACACAAGCAGCAAACAATGTATCGATCACTGGTGGCTCTGTTGATGGTATAACTGATTTATCAATAGCTGATGGTGGTACAGGAGCATCTACAGCCAGTGCTGCTAGAACCAATTTAGGACTTGCTATTGGAACAGATGTACAAGCCTATAACGCTAACTTACAGGGAGCATCTCAAGGCGGTATTAATGGCTTCAAGAATAGAATCATCAATGGCGATATGCGGATTGACCGGCGTAATGCTGGTGCTAGTGTTACGATTACCACTCTAAACGGGCAGTATACACTTGACCGATGGAATGTAAACACAAACCAAGCTAGTAAAGTAAGTGTTCAGCAGTCAACTACTGTACCTGCTGGATTTAGAAACTCTGCTTTAATAACATCTTTGTCGGCTTTTTCTCCCGCTGCTGGAGATTACTTTGGATTTGTGCAGTATGTTGAAGGCTTTAATATGTCTGATTTTGGCTGGGGAACTACCGATGCCAAAACTGTAACTTTGTCGTTTCGGGTAAGGGCATCAATTACTGGGACATATTCTGTTGCTATCGGCAACTCGGCTGGAGCAAGGTCTTATGTCGCTACATTTACTGTTAATTCAGCTAATACATACGAAACAAAAACAATTACTATTGCTGGCGATACGAGTGGTACATGGCTGACTGATTTAGGTCGTGGGTTGCGTATGTGGTTTGATTTAGGTAGTGGTTCTGCTTTTAATCAAGCATCACCAAATAGCTGGACAGCGAGCAACACTCTCCGCACAAGCGGTTCTGTGTCGCTAGTCGGCACAAACGGAGCTACTTTCTACATCACAGGAGTTCAACTCGAAGTAGGCTCTACCGCGACTAGCTTTGATTACAGACCGTATGGAACTGAATTGGCTTTGTGTCAGAGATATTATGTCGATTTAGCTAGTGAGCCTGGAGCGACAAATCCATATCGTACTTTAGGTTTTGGTTGTTTATATAGTACAACAAGTGGGTCATACGCAGTTTCCGTGCCAGTCCCAATGCGAGCGTTACCAAGTCTTTCGCAAGCTGGTACTATGTATACCGTAACTAATGGATTAACCATAAATATTTCAGGTTTTGCTGGTCCTTATTCCATGGGAGCAAACATTATAGAAGGCGACTTCACGCTTTCAAGCGCTGGTATATTTTCAACAACTGGCTTTTTGAAATGGAATAACCAAACAACTCAAAGATTTGCATTTTCAGCGGAGTTATAAAAATGTACAAACTGCTAAAACATGGTTTAACTGGGGAAATTCTTTCTGTGTTGCGTATTGCAGATAACACTTTTATTCCTTTTTCACCTGATAACACCGACTATCAAAACTTCAAAAAGCAAATCAACGCTGACGAAGCACAGCTTCTTGATGCCGCTGGTAATTTGATGACTGCGGAACAGGCTAAAGCATTCGTATTGACCCTACCTTAATAATAAAACATCATGGCTGACATTGATCCTGTAGAATACGGTAAACTAGTACAAGCAGTAGAGAACTTAGAATCTAAAGTAAGTACGATGGAGTACGACATTAAGAAACTCGTAGCAATGGCTGAGAGATCTAAAGGATCTTTGTGGGCTATCATGGGAGCTGCCTCAGTATTTGGTGGTTTTGTAACATGGATTGCTGACTTGGTATTTAAGAAATGAGTAGACCCCACTCCGTAGGTAAGACACTTACACCCAATACAGTAACTACAATGTTTACTGTACCAACTCGTAACATCGCTAGATGGTCGCTGTTATATGCTTATAACGGTACATCTTCTGCTAAGAACTTCAGAGCATGGTGGTACGATTCCTCCGAGAATGTAGAGATTCCTATCGTCTATGATTATCCTCTAGCAGCTAAGTCTTATCTTCGCTTTGATGGAGAAGCATTTGTTGTATTAGATGAAGGAGATGAGATTCGGGTATGGATTGAGACAGGAGCTACGCAGCCTGGATGTATTATTACCGTAGAATTAGAGCAACGCAGTACCGTACAGAACTACCTATAAGGAGATGTAAATGAAAAAGACTAAAGCAGAGAAGAAGATCAGTAAAGTCATGCGTGAGTACAAAGCAGGTGAACTCAATATCGGTAAGTCTCCTAAGAAGGTTACTTCACGCAAACAAGCAGTAGCAATCGCATTAAGTCAAGCTGGTATGTCTAAGAAGAAAGGAAAGTAATATGCCAATGGTCGGAGAAAAGAAATTCCCATACACTGCTAAGGGTAAGAAAGAAGCTAAGCAATACGCTAAGAAAGTAGGAACTACTCCTAAGGCTAAACCCATGAAGAAGATGGGTGCTAAGCGTGGCTACTAAACCCGGCTTATATGCCAACATCGCCGCTAAACGCCGTAGGATCAAGGCTGGCTCTGGCGAGAAGATGCGTAAGCCCGGCACTAAAGGCGCTCCGACGGCTCAAGACTTCAAAGACGCTGCAAAGACTGCTAAG